AGAAGACAAGCTGCACAAAATGGTAGCAGAAGAAAACGTAGATTAGAAAGAAAATTTACAAGAGAGTATGCAAAAGCACAAGCTTTAGTTGCTCCAATAAATGTAAGATAATAGGAGGAGATAATGTCACATAAAGACCAACCATATAGAAATGTTACTAGAGATTATAAAATATCTTTAGCTAACAAAACTAAAGCAGTTGTTAAATCAAGGTTTCCAAATCAAGACCCTAAGCTTTGGCAACCTCAACCTCAACAAGTTCAGGTTGGAAGAAAAAGCGACGGGATTTGGCAATATGTAAGTGCTAAAAATGTTAAACTTAAACTGAGAGGAGAGTAAAATGGCAAGATCAATATACGATACACTAAGAGAGATGAATAACAGGCCAGTTAGAGACGTTATGGTAATAGATAATAATGGTAACGTGACTAACACAAATAGTGCCTCGTTGAAAAAAAAGAAAAAAGGTAAACTTAAAAAGAGAGGTAAATAATGTTTAAATTCACATTAACAATAAAACAATACAATAGCATCAAGTTTAAGAAGCATCATGATCAGTTAAGATTATTAAGACATAATTATTCTAATTATGATGTTCTTATAAATAGTAAGAATTGGAAATTTGTTACAATGCAGTTTGTTAGAGCTGTAGCTGTTCACTTTCCACAATTAAGAAGCGCTGCACAACAGTGGGGCGAGTATAAACTAACCAACTATGTGAGGTAATAATATGGACCACTATGATGAAGCTAAGATATGGACACAAATAGCTACAATGAATAAAGATCAACTTGATCGTACTATTGGAGCTGTTAAAACAAGACAAAAGACTTTAGCACTTGAAATGTCAAATACTTTTAAAGTAGGTGATAAAGTTATGTTTGGAAGATCTACTGGACCTGCACATTTTGGTACAGTTTATAAAATCAATCGTTCAAAAGCTGTCGTTGACACTGGAATGTCAGGTAGATATAATGTTCCATTCTCAATGATGCAATTTGCTAAATAATGAAATGGTTTTATAGAATATCTATTGCTATTGTATTAATTGTGTTTTTACTTTATATGAATTACACAATTAGTACTTTAGAGTATCTAATAGATTTACAATTAGAACATAAACAATCAATACTTGATTTATCTAATTTGTTTCACAATAAAAAAATTGATAGTGATGCAATGTTAGAAATAATTAAATTAATAACTAAAACAGAGAGGTAAATACTATGACTAAAATAAATAAAGAAGCATGTTTTGTTGAGCCAACATCGTTTAAGAGCTACATGATTGACGGTCAAGTAGTTAAAGTACAAGATGCTCCAGAGCAATTGTTGGTTACTAAAGATGACAATACTTCGGAATGGGTGGATGTTTATATTCATACGTTTCCTGATGGCAGTTTAGAGATGCTACCAAAGCCTGACGATTCTAAGTTAATTAAATAAATAAACAGAGAGGTAAATACTATGACTAAAATAAATAAAGGTACTGAATATCAACCACCAATACCATTTGATAGTGAGTATGAAAAAAGTGGGGTTAAGAAAACTAAAAACAGTAAACAGGAGTATGTAAATTCTGTAATTAATGCTGATATCAAAAGCGGAACTAACAGATCTTTGAATGGCTTAAGTGAGTTAGATAAATTAGCTTGTGAGCAATATGATGATATGAAATCATTTAATGTAAAAAGGGAGATAATACCATGTCAGATAATATGAAGTTAACTTTGTTTGCAATCATAATTGTAATACTTGGAAATGGTGCTGCTAATTATGTTGGATAAAAATAATAATCAACTAAAAACAAAAGGATAATTATGTTAGAGATGCCAATATGGATGCTAGCTTTATTAGTGTTTGCAATATTTATATTATTTGCATTATTACTTGAAGCTCAACATAAAATAAGAAATATAATATTACAATCAATTGTTAATGCAAACTTAACATCACAAGGATTTAATGATATTGCAGTTGATATGGATCAAATAAATGAAGTAGTTAGAAAGTTAGAGGCTGAATATGAGTTTAAAAAAGATAATAACTTATCCAAGACTAGTAATTGATAATACTTTTTTACGTAAGATTAATGACTTACTTGAAAAGCAAAAGAAATTAATAGCAGGTAAGATACATTTACAAAATGAAGCTAAGGAAATAAATAAACTACTACAACAATACGAAGATAATATAATTAAGATAGAGAATAAACTAAATCAATATAGGAGAAAACAACATGGACAACGAGATATTAAGCAAACTGGAAACACTAGGCCCGGTAGGTATCAAACTAAGAAAGACAATGCATGATCGTTATGACTTTTTAGCTAATAAAAGTAATAGCCCATTAAAATCTGAAATTGTAAGAATGATTGCAAAACATAATATGGATTATGATATGATGATTCAATTATCTTACAGCATTGTTGCTACAGGTACTACACAAGGCCAAAACTTTGTTCAACTTGCAATTGCAATCGGTAGTAGAATAAGAAACTTTTACAGATTGCCAGCAAATGCAAAGCTTGATACAAAATTAGGTGACTTTGTGTTATCTGCTTATGCAACAAACTATATGGTGTTTGTAAAATTAGTTAATGATTATCAATCAAGCTTTAAATCAAAAACTGTTTACAAAGTATATATGGGATATAATAGATCTGACTTAAGAAAACTTGTTAAAGAGTTTAATGAAGTCCACGATCCATTTAAACCATTGTTTAATAAAGCACCTGATTGGCAATATGGTACAGTAACTAATCCTAATGGTGAAAGTATAAAGCTTATTAAGGATAGTAAAACTGATGTTGCTGCTAAAGTAAATCCCAACAATACGCCAATTGTATTGAATGCTACAAACAAGAAACAGTCGATTGCATATTATGTAAATCCTGAAGTGTTTGAAGTATACAAATGGGCTTTACAAACAAATCAACATTGCTTTGAACATAACAGTGTTGACACAATCGCTAAAGAACGTAAAGAAGCAAAGAAAGCCGAAGCCTTACAAGTCCTTAAAGCTGCTGAGCCTTATGTTGGCAAGAAGTTTTATCAACAATACACTTGTGATTCAAGAGGACGTTTCTATCCACTATCTGCATATTTGAATGAATTGAATTCAGATAATGCTAAAGGAATGCTTTCATTTTATGAAGGTAAACCTTTAGGTGATAATGGTAAAGCCCAATTGTTTCATCACATAGCCAATATGTGGGGTGAAGATAAGTTAAGCCATATTGATAGAGTTAAGTTTGTTGAAGACAACTACTATGACTTTGTTAAGTATGGTAATAAACCAACTGAAGCTAAGGGTTGGATGCAAGCTGCTGAGCCTATACAATTCTTATCAGCAGTTATTGAGTTAGCTAAATTAGATAAACACTTTGTTGATGGTAAAGATATTAAAGACTTTGTATCTCATACTATTTGTTACAGAGACGGATCTAACAATGGCTTGCAATGGTTAATGAGTTTGGCTAAAGATCATAAGAACGGTCATTTAGTTAATTTAAAACCAACTCAAGATAATAAACCTGGCGATATGTATAGTCATGTTGCTAAATCAGTACAAACAATAATGCATGATAAAGCTGAAGAAGAAGATTCAAGATCTTTAGATTATTATAATTTATACTTTAAGTCTATTGAGAAGATTAGAAATAGATGGAGAGTTGCTGATCTTAATAATGATATAAGTACAGAACGTAAAAAGAAACTAATAAGATGGTATCAAAGACGTTACAAAGCAGAGCTTAAATTAACTGATATTGTCTATTGGGATAAAGCTAAGTTTACTCATAAAGAATGGCGTAAGATTGTTAAACGAAATGTCATGACTTATGGTTACTCAGCAAGTAAGCAAGGTATGGGTGAACAAATTATCGAAGATACACAAGACATGGATAATGTTTACCTTAGTAACAAACAACATAGTGCTGCAAGAGCTTTAGGTTCTTTAGTTTATAATACTATTGAATCTGAATTTCCTGAAGTTGCAAATACAATGAAACTGTTTAAAGATAATTGTGAAGCTTACATGAAAAAACATGAAAAGCAATACTCACATAATACTTTAATTAGTAACTTTCCATTTGCACAACATTATGTGAAATACAAAAGCACAAGAATTGAGTTAAGCGATGGTTTATTTGTTATGAATGACGATAAAACATTTTCTTGGCTTGATAAAGTAACTGTTAAGATTAAGACAGAAGTTCCAATACTTAATCTTGGTAAAGCTAAAGCTGCGATAAGTCCAAACTCAATTCACAATCTCGATTCACTTCATTTAATGTTAGTGATTGATGCTTGTGACTTTGATATCGTTAGTGCACATGATTCATTTGGTTCACATGCATGTAACGTTGAAGAAATGCAAAAAGTAATTCGTGTTCAATTTAAAAGAGTAATTGATGCGAAGCCACTTGAGCATAACTTAAAAGAAACTGGTAATCTAGTGCCAATGATAACGCAAGGACAATTAGATAGTTCAGAAATCTTAAGATCTGAATATGCCTTTGCATAACCTATAGGAGTAAGTATGTTTGACGGAATGTTATATAAGATGTTAGCATGGTGTAATAAAATGGAAGATAAAATGACTGTTTGGTGCCTTCTTTACAGAGAGGGCCTAATCGGTTTTATTTTAGGTTTTATATTTACTGTGTTAATTCAGTTAATATTTTAAGGAGTAATGTATGACAGCTAATTTTACAATACAACTTAAAGACAATAATCTTGAGAAAGCAATCAAGAAAATGAAGCTAAAAAGCACTAAGTTAGGTGTTCTTAAGACTTATCGTGAAAAATCTAGGTATGAAAAACCCTCAGAAAAGCGTGTACGAAAGCTTAAAGAATGCATAATCAACACTAAAATAAAGAAAAGAAAGCGAGAAAATAACCTATGAATAAGCTAGATACTGAACCGAAGCCTATTCCCTTTGATGGTGAATAGTTGACAATTGAGGCTTTGGATCCTGAAATATGGGTCCAAAAGCCTTATTTTCAATACTCGTCCCTTACAGTACACAGTTCGAAGTGTTAATAATTAATAAAGGATAAACAATGGGAAGAGGTGGATATAGGCCTAATGCTGGACGTAAAGCACAAACTCCAGAAGAGCGACTTTTAACTAAGCAGCTTTCCACTATTGACAAGCTTAAAAAGCTTAAATTAGACCCTATTGATATATTAAACAAAGAACTAAAAGCCTTAAAAGGCAAAGAAGATTCAAAATCACAAAATTTACGAGTTAGAATAGCTGAAAAGTTATTAGAATATGGGTATCAAAAACAACCTACTTCTATACACCAAACTGGAAACTCAGATATGCCAATATTAACTATTGTGCAAAAAAGCCAGACGGTTGACGAGAAGGTTGTTAAGCCTATAATAGACGAAATTCCAAGCGAGAACACCGATGAATAAAGGAGCGAAACGTACTGAACAAGTATATAAGGTATACATCACACATTATACCGACGCTTGCTTTTATATCGGGTTCACTCAGAAATCTGGGAAAGCTTTGGAATCTTACTTTGGTAGTAATACTATCAAGGATAAGCTGGTAAGTCATAAAGAAATAGTTTTTACTTCTAAAAGTAAAGCTACTGCAAAACTCTTTGAGTTGCTGCTCCAATTATCCATTATGGATTCCCCTAAATGTGTGAATGACATGTTAAACGTTAGGGTTAGAGCCAGCCATATGAGAGACTTACCCAAATTCCAATTGAATTTCGAAGACACAAAATTTAATATAAAGGATTAATTAATGGATATTAACAAATTAAGAGAACAATTAAAAATTGACGAAGGTGTTAAATACGAGGTGTATGATGACCATTTAGGTTATAAGACATTTGGTATTGGACATTTAGTTAAAGCTACTGATGAAGAATATGGTGCTCCTGTTGGAACTCCTGTTTCTGAAGAAAGAGTTAATAGTGTGTTTGATGAAGATGTTGAAACATACATTGATGAAACTAAAAAAGTATTTGGTAATTTAGAAGACATGCCACAAGAAGTACAACAAGTTTTAGTGAATATGTGCTTTAATATGGGTGCTCCAAGATTATCACAATTTAAGAAATTTATAAAAGCAATTCATGATGAAGATTGGGCAACCGCTTCTGTTGAGATGCTAGATAGTCGTTGGGCTAATCAAGTTGGCGATAGAGCCAATAGATTATCTGATAGAATAAAGGCTATTAATTGAAACACCAAACATTGGGAACATAATAATTTGTTTGCCGATTATTACATTAAGTATTTAAAATAAATTATAATAATAAAGGTAAGCAATGAATAATAATTATGAGATAAGCCTATTTCCTTTTCAACAGGAAGTATTTGACCATTCAGCACGATTTAAAATTGTAGCTGCTGGTAGAAGAACAGGAAAATCGTATTTAGCCTGTGTAATGGCTTATCATCATGCTTTAGAAAAGCCTAATAGAAGAGCAATTTTAATAGGCCCGACCGTTTCCATGATTAGAGAATCAAT